CGAGATTTGCACCTCGGGCAATTCCACGGTCTTATCATAGTAAGCGAAGGCAGGCACCGGTCGAACAGACTGGGAGAGCATTACGCGCAACTAGCTAACATATACAATTATGGAAAGACTAATCACACTAATACAAGCTTTGGGAGCGAGTATCAGTGGGATAGCCTCTTCTAATAGTACTGTTAGCTGTAGCGAATTGGCAAGATCATACCTTCAATCCATGGAGAATAAAATCCTCCATGAAGGGAAGAAACAAACTTGCGCTCACTATAAAGCATTGCATTTAATTGCAATAGCAATAGTGACGCGAAACACTCTACCAACTATTCCGTTCTGTAAAACTGACAAGGAAGGAGTACCAGTAGTCTTACGACCACTGTTACCACTTCTTCGGTCAGAGTCACAGGACCTTCAAAGAATGGGTATGACAATCACTCGGTTTTACGAGAAGATTGTATTACCCCCTCTTTGGGATCCCACACCTATAACAGATGCAGGACCCGATATCCCAGACCAATTCATCAAGGAATACAAGGTATTCGCTGAAGAATGGGCCTCGGGTATCAAGGCACGGAACTTAAGCCTACCAACCCACGAAGCCGTAAAGGGAAATCTGGTTAAGGGACCGAATGGTCCCTCAGTCATGACTTCGCATTACGACGCCGTGGCGGTGTATGAAGACAAGGTCCTTAATAAGTGGTTGAAAACACTCGCTTCCTTGACAGGAACCAAGTGGATTCACGAACTTATGGAGAATCTTGCTGTTCAGACACCTAACAATGGCTACGTGTCAGGCCGAATCTCTCTCTTACAGGAGGGAGGAGGAAAGACACGTGTCATCGCTGTTGGTGATTATTGGAGTCAGAACATCTTAAGACCCATTCACAAAGCTGTGATGGGTGTATTAAGAAGGTTGGAGACTGATGGGACATATGGACAAGAGGCTCAAGTTGAAAGGATTCAACGAGAGTCAATCGGACATAAGTCTTACAGTTTCGACCTGACATCCGCGACTGATAGATTTCCAGTGAGATTACAAGCATTATTACTAATGTATGTATTCACACCGAAGATCGCCCAGGCGTGGATGAATGTCTTGACCCAACGATCGTTCTCATATAAAGACACTATGGTGAGATGGACTGTAGGACAACCACTAGGATTGTTATCCTCGTGGGCTGTCTTTAGTCTAACTCATCATTGTTTCATAGAATTCGCAGCTAGCAGAGTGGGCATCCGCCCATTCCGCCAGTATGCGGTTCTAGGAGACGATGTCGTTATATGGAATGAACCGGTAGCAAGGGAATATGCCGATATGTTAAAAATGATTGGTGTTACCATCAATCTTAACAAATCGCTTATTTCTGATAATCAATGCCATCGGGTAGAATTCGCAAAGCGAATCTTAGTCGATGGAATTGAAGTCTCAGGATTAAAGTATAACATCCTTGATCAGGCATCCAAAAGCATTTACATGCTAGTGGACCTGATCAGAGTTGCGAAACTTCGATCCTGGGACCTATCGTGGC